TCGGCAATGCCGTCCCCGTCGTAATCCGTGCGGATGTAGCACTCAAACGTCTCAATCTCGTCCATGCTGGTGTCGAGACTGGGGTCATCCGGCTGCTCCCCGTTCGGGAAGCGGGCCACGCGCTCGGGCGTGAAGGTCAGGTCGTCATAGGCGGGCAGAAGGTCGATGTCATCTGCCTTGAATCCCATGGCAATCAACTCGGAGCGGGTCGTCAGTTTGCGGTGCGCCACAAACGGGGCATCGGCAATCCGACGGGCTTTCTTAGAAATCAGGAATTCTTCGGGCGGGACGTTCTCAACCTTGACCGAGCCCTTCTTGTTGATTTTCTTGACTTTGACGTTGTAGGCAAAGATGGGCTGCATCGTTTGGATGGGAGCGCCCGTCATGGGGTCGGGCATCATCGACGGCATTTCGCCAATCTGCACCTGCTCTTGGGACACCACTTCCATCTGCCCATCGGCCAGCAACAGGGTCAATTCATCTTCGGACAGGTTCTCATACTGCTCCTTGTCCACGGATGTCTCGTCATTCCACCAGACCTTGATGACGCCGTTCTTCTGGAGCAGGGCATCTTTAAACCACGTATGAAAGACTTCAAAGCCGGGGTTGTCGTTCATCAGCACCCAGTTGCAATACTCGGTGGCTTGCTTGGCGGCTTCCTCGTCACCCGGAGCCTTGGGCTCAAAGCGCACCACGTCGTCCGACTGCGTGAAGATGCGGATAAGTTGGGGCAGCGAGCCATCCACGGCTTCGGCGACTTCGCCCGTGACGATGGTGGAGCGGCCCTCGACTTCGTTGCCATAGGGCTCACGGTTGTAGGACATCAGCGCATTGCGGCGCTCCTCTACCGTCTCGGTATTGATGTAGCCAATGGCGTTGTCAATCTCGTTGTCCAGGATGGCTTGTAGGTCAAATTCTTGCATTTAGACAATCCATTTCGTGTTAATCGGTAGCGGTTTGCCCCACGTGCTCGACGTATTTAAGCCGACAGCGAGATACCTAAAGGCATCCGCAGCGTGAGAACTCCAGTCATGCAGGGGTTTGTCGTAGTAAACATTGCGTTTCTCATCGTACTCGCGGCGGTAGTTGCGTAGTGCATCTGAGCCTTGTTTAGTTCGTGGATGGAAGTAGCAATTAGGTAAAAGCCTTCTAACGGCTTGTATGCCATCATCGACAGAGATTTTGGGACAGACTGTAATGTGGAGTCCAAAGTCCTGTAACACCTCTTTTCGGCTCTTACCTGTTCCCAGTTCTCTAACTTCGACATCGTGGGGAAGTATATGTTCAGCCTTGGTGTAATCATTCTGCTTTATCCAGTTCACGTACCAGTCTAACCCGACACCGTGATTTTCCACGAAATCGAGGATGCGCCTTTCTTGACCCGCCACTTGGCAGACCCAGATGGCCGTTGAATCTCCAACACCCAAGTCCCAAGCGGTGTACGTTTTGCACAAATCGTCCCGCGCAAATTCTTGAAAGCGTTCCGAGGCGAGCGCATTAAGGTGAGCAGCGTAATACGCGCCTTCAACCGGGCTATCAAAGGAGCACTCAAACTCTTGGGCGAACTTGTCATCGCCCATTTCTTTCTTGGCGGCCTCAAGTTCTTCCGCTGGAAGTATGCCCGTCTCCGAAGCCTTGAACTCAAGTAACTTCCATCCAGGCTCGGATTCGGCTCGGTCTCGGAATTCTTTGAAGTGGTTAGCACCCTTGGGCGTTCCTAGAAATAGCGCCCAGCCCATGCGGTCTGCGAGAGCAGGACGAACAATCTCGTTCCAAATCTTTGGGTTCTGGTCACCAATCTCATCCAGGATAACCCCATCAAAGTATTGCCCCCGCAGCGAGTCGGAGTTGTCGCTTCCGTAGAGTTGGATTCTGCGCCCATAGAAGTCTGCCCTCAGTTCCGAGATGTTATGCGTGGCTTCGAGCGGTCGCGTGAAGTTGCATAGGTAGTCCCAGGCAACCCGCTTGGCCTGTCCGTAAGTGGGCGCGATGTAAGCAAAACGCGGGTCTGGCTTCTCGCACTCCAAGGCGGCGTGGATAAGCTGATTGAGCGCAGCCACAGTCTTGCCCATACGTCGGTGAGCCACCACGACCACAAACCGATGATTGGCCACAGCGTCGTGGATTGCTCGCTGCTGGGTTCTTGGTCGGTACTTGGTGTCAACGGTAACCTCACCCAATGCCGGTCACCACGTTAATTTTGAGCGGTTGGCCATCGGCTCCGGTGTGCTCGTTGACCTGCGTCTCTTTCCAGCCAGCGCGGGTCTTGAGCCAGAATATCATCGCCGCCGTGTTGCCGTTCTTGGCCTGTTCATAGAGCGACTTGCCTATCTGGGCATTGGCGTCCACGCGGCCATCGTCTAACTCCTGGCGATAATACTTTGTCAGCGTATCGGCGCTCACACCGAGCTTCGCTGCTATATCTTCGTGCCGGATACCTACCGCAGCCAGAGTCTTGACCTGAAGCCGATTCTGGTCAGTCGGTTGGTGTGCCGGGCGGCCCACTCCTTCTGCCATTTTATATCTCCGTTAAATTAAACTGAGCAACCACTAACTTGTCTGCATTTGATTGTGCTGCGCGGTATTTTTCTGCTGCTGCCTTGTGGACAAAGATTGCTCCGTCCACAGGAGACTTATCGTGCTTGTAGACCACTACCCAGCGCTTAAACACGTTCAGCCTTCTGTCCGGTGAATTCTTCCCATCGTTTGACAATGACGTCGCAGTATTTTGGGTCAAGTTCCATAAGCCGAGCCACACGTCCGTTTTTCTCCGCTGCGATAAGGGTAGAGCCAGAGCCACCGAACAAGTCTAAGACTATATCCGCGCCCTTAGTGTTGTTGAGCAACTGGTACTCAATCAACTCCACCGGTTTCATGGTTGGGTGAAGTTCGCTTTTGGATGGACGCTTAAAATTTAAAACTGTCACTTGTTTTCGGTCAGACGCCCAAAGATGCCCCGCTCCGTCTTTCCACCCGTAAAGGCAAGGTTCGTGCTTCCAATGGTAGTCAGAGCGGCCAAATGCTGAATTATCCTTATTCCATATAAGCGTTTGTCTAATTTTCCATCCGGTGTCTATACAAGCACCACGGAAATTGTACCCCTCGGAATCAGCGTGCCAAATATAAAAAACTGCGCCTTGTTTCATGACTGCATTTGCTGAAACAAACGCGTCCCGCAAAAATTGCCGGAACTGGTCATCGGCCATTGAATCGTTTTTAATCTGTTCCCATTTTTTTGTGCCACCCTCATAGGCAATGTTGTACGGCGGGTCGGTAATTAGAATATCGGCCAATCCATCATCCATCAGCTTCTCCACCGCGTCTATGCTGGTAGAGTCGCCGCACATCAACCTGTGCCGTCCAAGTTTGTAGATGTCTCCGGGCTTGGTCACCGGTTCTTCTGGAACCTCTGGAACCTCGTCCTCGTCCGTCAGCCCCTCGGTTTCTTTGATGGGGTTCAGCAGGGCATTGAGTTCGTCAGCCTCAAATCCTAGTAAGGACAAGTCAAAGGATTCCGCGTCTAGTTCTTGCAGCTCGACCGTGAGCATCTGGTCATCCCACCCGGCGTTCAACGCCAAGCGGTTATCCGCTATCACGTAGGCTTTGCGCTGGGTGTCCGATAGGTGAGCCAGCCGGATACACGGGACGGCCTGTAAGCCTAATTTCTGGGCGGCCATGACCCTGCCGTGGCCAGCAATGATGCCGTTGTCCTCGTCAATTAAGACGGGATTGTTAAAGCCAAATTCTTTGATGCTCCCGGCAATCTGCGCGACCTGGGCCTCGCTGTGCGTGCGGGAGTTCTTTGCGTAGGGAATCAATCCCTTGGTTTCAAGCCATTCAACTGTTTTTGCGCCCTGCATCCGATTCCTCTGAGGTTGTTCGGTTGTTGCTAGTTTACCACAAGTTTCTAATCTTTCGCCACAAGCGACTTAGAAAAGTCTTGAGGTCTTGGATAAATGTGTTCATGTCAGTCCTTTCGCAGTACGACTTGCAGGGCATCCACGGCGCGAGGGGTGCGAATGATAGTCTCTAAGGAGACTTTCTGCTCCCGCATCTCGTGCCCGAGGTCGGAAAGTTCAAACCCCAGTTGCGTGCAGGTGAACCGTTCTTCCCAGTTCAGATACCAGTGCCAGTCGGTGTAATACAAGAATGAGTTTTCGTTAAATGCCCGTACATGGGTCGGGTCTTGCCACGCCCCCAGACTCAGGTCATAGGGCACGTGGATGTGCATTTCCCCGCCGCGTTTGAGTAAGTCCCGGCAGTTGGTCATGGCTTTTACAAGGTCAGGAATGTGCTCCAGGACATCGTTGGCGATGATTTCTGAGAACATCCCCTTCTCGACCGGGAACCGCCCCAGGCGGGTGTCGATGACCGTATCCCACGGGACGTTGCAGATGTCTAATATCCAGTCCGGTTTTTTCTCCGGTTGGATGTCGGCGTTGATGCAGTCCTTACGCCAGTCTTTTCCGCTGCCTAAGTTGAGTGATAAGCCCATCGACGTCCTCTGAACATAATGCGGGGATGAGCGGCTCTATCTCCGCATCCGGTAAGTCCCACCAGGCCAAGTCTAGCAGGGCGGCAATCTGTTCGTCCGTGAATCGCTTTTTGACAACTTTGGCAGGGTTTCCAGCCACAATGCAGTAGTCAGGAATGTCCCGTGTGACCACCGAATTACCTGCCACAACCGCTCCGTTACCAATGGTGACCCCAGAGTAGATGGTCGCGTTTGCGCCTATCCAGACGTCGTTTTTGATAGTAACGTCGCCTTTAGTAGCGGGGTGGCCTTCTACGTGAACCTTGAATACGTCTTTAGAGGTGTGCCCGAACGGGAAAGTTGTCACCCAGTCGGTGCGGTGGTTACCACCTAAGAATATCTGCACCCCAAAGGCAATACTGCAAAAATTGCCGATGGTGTATTTAGCCCCCTCGCCCCATTGAAAGAGTTGAGGGTTGCCGTAACTATGCCTCACTTTTTCGGCTTGTACCTTTCTTTGAGGCGGGAGCCGAGGGCTTTGAGGTCTTGGAGGTCTTGACGGTTTTGCGGGACTTTGGCTGCCCAGCGTTTGAACTGGAGGGCGGCGGGCGTCGGCGTTCCGTTGTCGTCTTTGAGAGGGTGTCCAGCAGTGAGGGCTTGGGCCGCTTTGCGGTAGATGAACTTGGCGCGGTCGTACTTGTCGCCTGTTGACGCACCCGCAACTGACCGGACGGGCTTGCGTACACCACCACCTTCGCGATTGTATTCAGCCATCTTTCGGCTAGTGCGAGTATCGTACTTCTCAAAGATTTTAGCGGCATCTTTTACCTTCATTTTTTAGCCTGTGCCCCACGCATATTGGCCAGGAGAGAAGGGTACTTTCTCCCTGTTTCCTTGGCAAATCGTTTGGCCGCTGCCTTTTGATTCTTAGACAACGCCTTGGGCTTGGGCAAGGACTTGGGGCGGGCTTTCTCCCAGACGGACTTCACATCTTCCCCTTGACTTTAGTGGGAAGCTTCTTCAAGGACTTCTGGCCTTCCTTGACCATTTTCTTGGCAACCTTCTGGGGCACGCCGGTGGCCTTGGCGACCTTGGGGGACGCGGCGGCAGCGAACATCAGTTTGGCTTGTTGCTTAGACTTGAAGGGCATTGCTATCTCCTAAAAGGGCGGGCGAGTGTGTACGACAACCGAATCCCACGTTGCGGGCTTCTTAGTCCTCGCCCTCGGATTCTTCTCCCTCAGATTCTTCTTCGGGCTTCTTAAACTCGTATGCCGCGCAGATGTTAGTGTCGGCACACTTAAATTCCCACAGTTCACAGAACCCTTGGCCTTTAGACAATCCGGGCAGTTCCATGTTGAAGTATTCGCAGTTTCCGCAATAGCGCTGCTTGTCCTCGGATGGGCCATAGTTGGCTTTCAGGACGGCATTGGCCTTGTTGGCCTTGTTGACGGCTTCATCCGTCATGGCCTCGGGCATCTCCATCTCGGACTCAAGCAGCCCGCCTTCGGGCTTTTCCTTGTGCATGGGCTTGCCCAGCAGCCCAATCATTATGGTCGGCCCTTTCATTTCTTCGGGGCGTACTTGCCCGGTTTGGCGGGCTTCATGGGTTTCATGGGCTTCTTAGCGGGTTTCTTGCCGTACATGGTCATTCTCCGTAAAAGAAAACCCCCCAGCCTTGTGGGCCGAGGGGTTTAAGGGCTTGAAGGATAAAGCGTGAGGAGGACGCAAGTATCCACGGATTAGTCTACCCATTTTGTTGCGAGTTTGCAACAAGTTTGTAGAACCACTGCATTTTTGGGCCGTTGCCGTTCACGCGCTCCATTTTCTCTCGGCACAAGCGGTTGGACTTGCACAGGGACACCAGAAACCCAGCCACCAGATTGGGCTTGAGTTCTAAGGCTTCCTGTATCTCTTTCAGGGATACGGGACGGTTCTGGGCGGTGATGAATTCGACAATCTTATCGGTGGTTTTCAACTTCTTCTCCTCTTTCAGTACGGTGATATTCAGGACGGTGAGCCGGGGTTTTCCAAAGCCAGATGCCAACGAAACCATAAACAAAGACCCCCAAGCCAATTAAAAACGCTGTTTCTTTTGACAAGTGAAGCATTTCCATTGCGTCCTCCCGTTGCGTTTGATTTGACTACCTGCCTCCAAAGACTTCCAAGTTTGGCAGGTGAAGCACTTTTTCTCGCCGAGCGCCTTGGTGGCCGCCTGGTCGATTTCCTTCTGTGTGGGTGATGTACCTCTTGCGATTTCTAACAATTCGTCTCACCTTTCCCTGTGATAACAGCGAATTGACGGCTTTCCTGACCGTAGACTCGCTGACGAGGAAGTGCTTCATTACCTCCTCGATGCTGACCCGTTTGCGGGACAGAATGTAGGTTTCGTACCGATTCATGCTTTACTTTTTCCTTATAACGCTCCATTGACACCCGGATGTCCGTTTTGTCGGCGGGCGTGTAATGAAAATCTGGGTTGAGTATTCTAGCCATTTTCGCCCTCGATTCCACGTGCCCACCTGTAAATTTCACTGGCAGAGTTCTCAATTTCTTGACATAACGCAACGATGGCGTCTCGGTTGGGATTAAACGCATTTGCCATCTCGTGCTGGAGGCGGTTACCCAGTTGAATAATCCGGACAGCATGGTCAGCTTCATACATCAGTCTCTCCTCGTAAAGTCAGAAATACGGTAGACGCGGGTATGCCCGTTTTCATAGATGATTTCTACGTTTCCATCTTTGACATACCAACAACCCTGAATCTTGCGGTACTCGTTAGACCACGTATATGCTTCTCTAAGAGCGTTATACGTTTTCCCTTCGTGTATGCAAGGTCTAGCAGTCAGGACAATTTCGCCACCACCTTGATTCGGCATATAAAACACCTGGGCCAGACCGGCCACGGGTGTTAGTAGTAACGCGGCGAGCCACCTCATAGCATCACAAGCACGGCGTAACCTGTAACGCAACACGCTACAAAGATGATACCGTCAAGCAGCGAGTTCGGACTTGCGCTTGTCTTTCGCTGCATTAACCAGTGCGAGTGCATCTGGCATACGCTGTAATGCGGCAAAGGCTGACTTGAACGACGTTTTGAGTTCCTCGACATTTTTACTCTCCTCAATTTGTTTGACATAGTTGGTTGCGTCTACTGCATCGCCTTCGGGTAAATCTTCCCCGGCGTAGATGTAAAGCCCAAGCCCGTGCATGGCAATACATTTAGCAAGGCAACGCATGATGGCCGTGTTGACCTGAAAAGCGTCTGGGTTTGGTATGGCCTTGTTCCGATGGTCAAGCACCGGAAGCTGGCAGCAGAGTGTCTTATCGAACATGGACACCTCCACAAACACCATCGCTGTGTCGCCAATCTTGCAGTAAGGCTGGTCGTAATTTGGGCCAAACATCTTGACCTGCCATTCGGCTTTGGGGTCGGCTTTGATGGCTTCTTGCCATGCCCATGCCCACGACAAATACGTCAGGCCGTTTTTCTTTTCCGTGTGGTCATTGACATTGACCTTTAGTAATTCTAACGGACTCATTACAGGCTCCTCATTTTTCTGTTGATATTCTCAAAGTCACCGAGCAGGTCAAGCAGCCTGTCGATAACCGCCTCTTTTTCGTAACCCGTGGGGATGAAGTCCCGCAGGTAGCGAATCTGGTTGATGATTAAACCATGGTTGGTTTTAAGTTCCTCATCGCACTTCTCTAATTCCTCAAGCCATTGTTGGTGTTCCAGCTCTTGCTGGTGAAATTCGGCGGCGTTCATGCGTTCTCCCAGTATTGTTTCTCAAGCCATTCTTTATGGTCGTTCAGTTCGTCATGTAATTGACCATCTGCATCTGACCACTCCTCTTGCTTTTCCAGTTCACGGATTTGTTTCTCGACAGCATTGAGTTCCTTTTCCATTTCCTGAATGTATTTGTAACTGCGTTTCATGTTTTTTCCTTCAAGTCAATTGTTTTAGAAGATTACACAACAACGCTGTTTTTTCTTTTAGAACTTCAGGTGGCCAAAAAACCCATCCTTGACGATGAGCATTTAAGTCTCCACGTAATTCTTGAATTTGCTGTTGAATTGTCATTTTTTTTCTCCTTCAAGCCACGGCGGTATTGCCGTATAGGTATTAGACATCTTTTCTTAGAAAGGTGCAAGTGTTTTCTAAGATTTTGACTAGGGCTTACCCTATGTTGTATAAACCCAACAGTTCTCTAAGGATTAGAATGTGGCCATGTCCCCGACCCAGCGTTCTCTAAAGTATCTGCGCGACCAAGGCTATCGGTGCTGGATAGTTGAGCGATGGTGTCCGTACTCCCGCAAGCGGATAGACCTGTGGAACTGCATTGACATCTTGGCCATCGGGCACGGGCAGACCATCGGTGTCCAGACCACGAGCCGGGGCAACGTATCGGCCAGGGTCAAGAAGATTGTTGAGAATGAGTATTATTCCGAATTGGT